CGGCATTACTACACATGGTAACCAATTGGTTGCCGACTGGACTTTTTCACCAGCATCACACAGTAGCACCCCGGGATGGCTCCCCTACTGCAAGGAGATAGAACAAGTCTATATGTTTGATGTTCTAGACATCAAGCTAGCAATGGCATCCCGACCATAAGCTCTAGCTTTCTTTCCCTTCTTGGGTCTTCCATTAGCTTTACCGTTTGGACCGTATAGAGCAACAGCGTTGTTTCCATACATTGTCGACATGCTAGGATAGCCGATCACCCTATCAGCTGTTCCTATGGTTTGGAGACCACCCATGAGGGAACCCACTATTCCCTGTGCAACACTGGACAGTGCTGAGGTACCAATCCTCCTAACCTGTTGCATGATCATTGGAAGAATTCCTCCGTCATTAAACTTGGCTGGGAAGGTATGTGGTAGAGCAGTTTGGAGTGTTAGGGCCATTTCAATGGCACCATCATCTCTAGCTGGAACCGGCTTCTTAAAAAGCTGGAACGAAGCATCTGTCTCATTGCACAGTTGGTAGTGTGTACCATATATCATTGTATATGATGCGTTAGGGTCAATGTTAGCAGCATAAATGACATGCCACTTTCCAGAAGTATCCACGATGTCTCGCTTAAAACTTGCTGGATCAACTACAACCCTCCCCCCTGGGGGGGCTCGAATCAGAGGTCGCCACTCTCTTGTTGGGGTGAATTCGAGATATCCTTTTCCCCAAGCTTGCCTAGCATGAGCACCCTCAATCCAGTTGTTTGAGTATGATTTCTCATCAGCCTGAAGCAGGGCTTCAAAACTAAATTCTGGAGTGATAGAGTACCTAGCCAGCTCATCTGTATCAATGGGAGTTGACCTTTCGGTCCGCCGCTCTTTGAAAAGAGGAATGGCGGTAAGGGGTGTAAAGTTGCCTTGAAAAACAACATTACCACCCACTTGATAAGCTACATTGAAAGATAGAGCAGGTGGGGTTCCCGCGGCTGTGGTAGTAACTATTGAAACCCTAAAGGGAGAATTTCCTGGGATGAGAACATTGCCGCCTGCTCCATAGAGATCAAACGACACAATGTCATCAAACACCCAGGAAGATGTTCCCCAAGTTCTGGTATAGCCAGCCCTAGTATATAGGTATGGCTGTCCAGAAGTGGTATTGTTACACCAAACCTCGGCCCAGTCAAGCGTTGGGGGAGGGACTGGATCAACTGGACTAGGTCCAGGATCCGGGCCACCAGCTGCTGGTGCATGAACCGGATTCAGGGCGCTGTTAAACTGTAGACTAGCTGACGCTATTCTGCCCTTGAATTCAGTAGCATTGGCAACTGGTGTAACAGTGATGTACCGACCCCAACGTCTCAGTTCTCGAGTCTCTGACAGAATTCTAGGTTCAGTGCCTAGACCATCAAAGAGAGGCCTAAGAAGTCTGGGACAGTGGAAGCCAATGGCCATTGTGAATGGAATAGTAATCAACTCGCCATCATCATTAAAGATGCTGTAAAGAGCTGGATTAATCCACTCTGGCAATTGTGTATCCCACCATACCTGGGTGTTAATAGAATTAATAGCCCACCTCAAATACGGCCTCACAGTTGTGGCGGAAGTTCCAGATGGAAAAGCCACCGAAACAACCTGCTGGACATAGTACGGGGTCAGAAAGGTGACCACGTCCCATGTACCCTCGATCCACGCTGGTCTTGGTACAATCACTTGATCCCTGGTTTTAGCAGGGCTGGACGATTGGTCACTTCCGTCTGGAGGACCATCGCAGGATGTGCTCCCCGAAGGGGCTACAACTTCTTGCACATATTGTGCACCACAATCGGTGGTTGGTAGACAATCTTTAGGCATTGTCTTAGTGTTGTGTATGTACATTCAACACCATTCCTTGCAGCATATTCTCCATGAGCTTTTGAGTGTGTGAATCAATCCCAAATGCCTCATCAAAAGAGACTCGTGAGATGTCACAAGGGGGATGGTACCCTTTCCCAACACTCATGGCATTTGGTCGATACTCGGTGAAATACCACTTGTACGAACCATTGTATGACCTAAATTTTTCTGCAAGGACAGAGATTATGGGCATATAGGGGCTACACATCCCTTCACCCATTCCTATGGTGGCCAAGTAATCACGCAGATTAGAAGGTACTTTTCCCATTATGTAGCAAGCCCTATTTAGGGCTCTTATGGGTTCTCTGCACATCAGCCATCCATAAGGTGTTAGAACAGGTTGGCACTGGCAGAATTCTATTTTGTTAAACTGCTTAACAATGTTTATCTTAGAATCCATACCTGAGCCATGCAAATCTACTCTCTGTTCACCGTCTGTGATCACAACGCTATCATCACCATCAACAAATATTAAAGCATTAGGCCCAAATGCCTGTCTCAAGATTGCATAATTAATTACGCAATTCCCGCAGGCTGTGTTCGGATCTCCACTCATTCTCCTTCCCTCACACCAGTACTTAATTCCATTTCTTGTTCTACCATAATTTCGCAATTGTTGGTCTAACAAATGTTTAAGGAACTTGTCACCTTTGAAAATTAATTGATAGAATTTATGTTCCATCTTAAGCAAGTCAATGTTTACACAACTGTCAAACTTGCTATGGTCAATTAAGTAAGCCACTGGTTTCTTAACTGCGTTCCACATGTTGTATAGTATTTCACCTCTTTCGAGAGAGTTATACCCTTTAGCAACAAATGGAAAACCTGAATTTTCGCCAATGACTGGCTTCGAAATAGCCTTTTCAATGGGGACAATGTACTTGGCAAGACGAGCGGTGAATGGTGTTGCTCTAAATTGGATGGCTCTGGGTGCCTTATTTGGATCGTCCTTCTTTTCAAACTTAATAAACAAATTAACCTTGCTATGAGCAGGTTTTAGGTCTAGGTACATGCCTTTCGTGTACCTCTTCCTCATCCTTTGGGGACGTGATCTAATACTGGATAGTTTGTTTACTTCTGGGAGGCGAGCAGCCAGGCTACACAGGATGTTGTTATAGCCATCAATAAGCTGCCTCTCTGTTTTGCGGGTTTTCGTAAGGTGTCGTCCAACAAGGCTACGAAACTCATTGGCACTACAGCCATGATCTCCGTATAAAGGCG